TTCATCGTAGAAAAAGTCTATTTTGTTGCGGATGCTTCAAAAGTTAAATCTTACGATGGTGATTATCCTATTGTTACCGCAAGCGATATGGGGACGATTCAGAATTACAAATATGCGCGTAAAACTGTAGAGAAAATATATACGATTAAGTATGACTGTATTGAATATCCAGCAACTAAAGAGCAGCACGACCGATATCAGGCGCTTATAGATGAGGTTACAGCATGAGAACGTCAGTCGCTTTAACGTTAATCGCCCTATGCTTATTGGCGGTAGGATATTTTGAGGGCCAAGAACTTAAACTTAAAGAGCAAATCGAGGTGGGGAGATGAAAACTATCGGCAATGAGAAAGTATGTGACGACTTTATACGCGGTTACAACGATTGCAAGAATGGCGTAGCGCATACCGACCAAGGGCAAGACTATCATCGTGGTTATTCGACACGATACACCGAAGAGCAAAATTTAAGCGAAAAATGGAGTTATGCAAATGTTTAAGAAAGCAGAAAGAAAGCAATCAAGACTACGTTTATGTATATCAGGGCCGAGCGGCGCAGGTAAGACAGAGGGCGCTTTAACGATAGCGACCAGCTTAAAGGGTGGCGGCAAGATCGCTGTTATTGACACCGAGAACGGATCGGCTTCTTTGTATGCTGACAGGTTTGAGTTTGATGTACTTAATCTTGAGCCCCCGTATAATCCTCAGCGTTTTGTCGAGGCCATCAAAGATGCAAGCAATAGCGGCTATACAGTCATTATTGTAGACTCTGCCACGCACGAATGGGACGGGGAGGGCGGTTGTCTAGATATGAATGAGCAGACCGCTAGAGCGAAGTTTAAAGGTAATACGTGGTCAGCTTGGAGTGATACAACAAAAGAGCATCAGAAGTTTATTAACGCTATCGTGCATAGCAATAGCCATATTATTTGTACAGCAAGAAGTAAGACGGAAACAGCTCAGGAAGGTAAGCGCATAATGCGCCTAGGTACAAAACTGGTGCAGCGCGATAACTTCGAGTATGAGTTTACTGTTGCGCTTGATTTAATTCATGATTGCCATATCGCTACGGCCATAAAGGATAGAACATCAATCTTTTCATCAAGACAGCCTGAGCCGATAACTGCCGAGACAGGCGACCTATTGCTGAACTGGTTAAATAGTGGGAAAAGCCTTAATGATTCGCTGTTAAGTTATATCGCTGATATCGCAAGCATGAAGAGCCTTGACGATCTTAAGGTATTATTCTCATCGGCGTGGATAGATATAAAATCTTTTAATGATGAGCCAAGCCTTAATAAATTAAAAGACTCGTACGATAAGCAGAAAGCGGCGCTAGATCAGCCTGCTGATAATGAGGGGGGGCTATGAACCTTTACGAATTAAGTCATCAGTACCAAAACGCCTTAGAATCGTTGAGCGATATGGATTTGCCGGATGAGGTTTTAAAGGACACGCTGGAGGCGTTAGGCGGCGAGCTAATGGACAAATACAAAAACGTAGCTCTTTATAAACAGAATCTAATGGTGGTGGCCCAAGCCAAAAAGGACGCGGCTAAATCACTGAATGACCAAGCAAAGGCCATCGAAAACAAAGCTATGCGATTAATGGATTATCTCGACGAAAATATGAAGCGCAACAATATAACAGAAATAACCTGCCCATATTTTACAGTTAAGTATAGAAAAAACCCGCCATCAGTCATAATTGATGATGAATCACTATTGCCGGAAAGCATGGTTAGAACTAAAACCACAACGGCGCCAGATAAGGCAGCAATTAAAAAGGCTATACAGTCTGGCGAGCATGTAGCAGGTGCTAGAGTTGTGCAAAATGAAACACTTACTATTAAATAACTATAGGAAAATAACATGAATATATTTACATTTACGGGTAATTTAGGCAAAGACTGCGAAGTTAGATCAACGCAAAGCGGTATGTCAGTGTGCAGCTTTTCGGTAGCGGTAAAGTCCGGTTATGGTGACAATCAAAAAACCACATGGGTGTCTTGTACTTTGTTTGGTAAGCGAGCAGAAGGCCAACTACCGCAATACTTAACTAAAGGCGCACAGGTTGCTATAAGTGGCGAGGCTTTCATGGATGAATGGCAAAAAGACGGTGCTACTAACAAGATGCTAAAAGTTAATGTAGACAAGCTAGATCTGATTGGTGGCGTACAACAACAAGCACAGCGACCGCAAGCACCACAACAGCCGCAGCAATACCAACAGCAAGCACCACCGCAAAATCAGCCAATGGGTGTTAGTCAGCAAGGTATGGATCAGTTCGATGATAGTGACGCGATTCCATTTTAACATAACCACGGCGGTTAATAGCCGCCATAATAGAGGGTAAGAAGATGATAGAAGCTATTCAGAGTACAGCAGTGTTATTTGCATTTCTAGCATTTGCATGCGTTCATTTTGATAAAGATATGAGGTTTTTCGAGGGGAGTTATATTTACGGGGGCGCCGTTGTGATCACATTAATGCTGTCTATTGCTGTAATTGTCGTTACAACATTAATTAGAATTTGGACGTAGAACAGGGAGAAAAGCCAAGGATGGCATAACTAACAAATAAGCAACAGCCCAGCCAGCGGTGGCGCATATAACACTGGCACTGCAAGCCTAGCCGTTCCACAGAACCAAAACAGGCAAAGCATTTATTGATACGGTTTAGTGGGTGCCTCATGTGGGGATTCGCCCTGCTCAAATTTGTGAATATAGTGTGAAGGTGATTGTAGCGGTTGGCTCACGATACGAGCCATAACTAACAGGTGAATATGATGGAGTGGAAAAAAACAACATTAAGAAAAGGCACTAAATCCCCTAGAATTTGTCGAGATATGTTTATTACAGATAGTTGCGGAAAGTTCTTATTGTGTAAAGTCAAGAACGGCAAGAGCCACATAAGGCTTGCTATCAGTGAAGATACAGCAAAAGAGCTTATAAAAAAGTATATGCTAGTAAAATCAGGAAGCTGCTTTACTAAATGCTTTACATATAGAGATTGGGCAAGCACTAAGCTAGTTAGAGACTTGCTTAATTAAATAACTATACAGCTACTAAGAGGTGATTTATGGATCTGCTAGCGTGGATTATTGTGGTGATTTTCTATTTAACTTGCGTGATGCCGTTGATTGGGGATGCGATGGTTGGGCACATGACAGATTATGTAGAGGCTGTAAAGATTGGCGCAACGGTGCATGCCGTATTAATTGGTTTTGCGTCTGTACTGTCTAGTTTAGTTTGGTCGTGCCTTCAATTAACCACATAACACAGATAAGGGGTAAGTGATGAGCGAGTCAATGTATGTATTTGCAGCAAGATACGCTCACCGTAGACCCACGGCGGCAGCGCATAGGGTTGTGAGTGATATATTGCGAAACTGGGATAGTATTAGCGATGAGACAAAAGCTCAGTTACAGCGTGAAGCAACTGAAGCTATTTATAATCCAGAAGATTGGAAGCGGCTAATTGATAAAAAATAGTGTATGATTAACGTCAAATCCAAAGATTTCCTCCTTTGCCGCCCCTTTAACCGGGCGGTTTTTTTATGTATCTCTCGTTGAATTTCTTGCCCATCAAAACCTTAACTTCATAATCTTTATTTAGCAGCGCAGTTAGAATGTTACCGCCAGACTTACGCCACTTCAAATCAAGATGAACATTATTGCTGGATAGCGCTTTTTCCACTACATTAAAACAATACATTCTCCCAGCCGTTGCCACTCTAAAGAACCAAAACAACAGCCCAAAAGTATCATATTTTGTGCCTAAGTTTGCAGTGATCCATTCGTCACAATCACCATTAATCTCTATTACGGCCACCTTTCGATTGTCGTCAACAGGTGGCGCAAGGTCAAAATGGCCGCGACTGAACGTAGTATCATATAAAACGCCATTATTTAAAATAGCGCCGTGACTGTACCCGCTTGCAGTGACCAGAGAGCAAACCACACTAAACAACGATGTGAACTTAGTTTCATATATTACTACTAGCATACAAATCCTTTACCTAGAAAAAGCTAAAACGAAACGGTATCCATGCTGCTTCAAACGCTGCGATATTTGATGATGTTAAAGTTAGTGTGTTTCCGTTGACAAACTCAAAAGGCACGTCAGTTCCCGCAACAACGAAAGCCTTAATAGAGTTCAAGCCCCATTGATCTTCTTTTAATGCGCTGCACATAACGCCATCAATCAAAACCCCGGCATACATTAACTCCCCCCTTGATAGCGGCGCAGCGTCCCATCCTGAGCCGTTCCATATCTCAAGCCCATGATTAGGTGCTATCGCCACCTCAATAGCTCCATCTGGAGGCGTTGCGCCATCGAAAGAACCTAATGAATTACCTTCTGAATCTACATAATGTTTAATCATACGAATGCCCTCACTACTAATCTCCAGCTTGCGTTGGTTAACGCCACCGGAGCGCCTGTTGTTTTACTTAGGTAATATAAAGGTGCTGCTTCTGAACCAAACTTTATAAGTAAATTTGTTGCATTCCGATCCAAAGATACACCCCTGTTTGTTTGTGACCAACCTGTTTGAATCTGTATATCATCCCCAATAGAATACCCGTTATCAGCAATTTTGCATATAGCGCTACACTGCGTCAGAGTAGGTTTAGACGTAAGCCCGTGAGCGATAGTTAACGCTCCCGCGCCCGTTATCGTTTGCTCTGCACTGGTGAATGACTCAGTAAAAACCGATGCACCGCCTGATCCAGTCTCAAGCCGCGTTACACTAACAGTTGAAGAAGTTAAACGCCTTACTCTAAATGTAGCGCTCCCATCATTAACCACCATATTACCAACTAGCGTTACCCCAACACCAGCTGCAATAGTGACATCAAAAGCAGCAAGGTTAATCATGGCAATATCAAAGTTGCTATTATCTACACTGCCACCTAAAGCCGCTATAATATTCGCTGCTGTATCGGTAGTTTGTATTCTTGCAACAGTAGGCGTGATAGTAAATTCACCACCAATCAACTGAGCCGCCGTAAGTGTTGCCGCCGCATCAGATAGCGGCGTATTGGTTTTTAGATTTACGTTTCCCGCCGTTGATGATACTGCACCCGCTACCGATACGGCGCCGGTAAATGCTGCGCCGGTTAAATCAGCCTTACCAGCAATATCGACCACTACCTCATCAATAGCCGCTTGAACTTCTACAGCAGTAAGCCCAGATGTTGAATTATCATAAGGTAAATCAGCCGCTGTTGATGCTTCCGGTATTGAGCTTAAAGGAACGTTTTCTATTCCTGTTAGATCAGCTTTATAACGGAGTATATTGCTTGCTACAGGCTCATCTAACTCAAAAGGCAATGTTAGTTCGGTCGTCTGCTTTAACTGTAAGAAAAAATCAGTAGACGTTGTGTTCTCTTGAATCACCGCCCACAATCTATCAAAATCAGAATTAACTTCATCAGATAAGAAGTCCCCGCTGTTTTGGTAGTCAGTAAGCCGTTCCGCTGCAGTTAAGCGATAGATAGTAAGAATGTCGCCAGTAGTAGCGCCTGTAACCAAGGTCACTGTGCCGCCAGTATCTACGCCCACACCCGTCAAGGTGTAATCGGTAGTTAATACTAGTAAAGTCTCACCTTGATAAACCACGATGTCAGCCGCCGCGATTATCTCAAAGTTGTAATTAAACACA